ATTAGCAAAACGAATGAGTTCGTAAATTATAAAAATAAAAATAAAATGGGACATAAAGGACATTGGGGTGAATATAGTGGTAACGCAAAATGGTCAAAAGATCATGCCCACACAAAAGTTACTAAAGAAAATTATGACGCTACTAAAAGAGATGATGAAGCTCATATGCAATATTTAAAAGAAGATGTTGACTATGATGATAAACATGGTCATAGTGATGAAAAAATGACTGCTGATGAAAAACATATTTCTAAATTAGCAGGAGATTTAAAGTATGATGAAAAACATCATGCTAAAACTAATAATAAATAAATAACTAAAACATGGAATCAAATAAGCAAGAAAAATATGATCTTATGCATGATAATCCAGTAGCAAAAGATGCTAGTGGAGGAAGAGATGGATCATGGATGTCTAAGCATTCTAAATCACAAATGGGAAGTCCATTACATGAGAAGATAGCGATGATGAAGTCAAAGACAAAAATTGATAAAAAACCTAAGAAAAAACCTGCTCCATACGGAACCGTTACTACAGAGGGGGATACAAATGAATTAGGTAAACCAAAATACTAAAATAACAACAGTACGAGAACTGTTTAAAACTCAAGTCAAAACACAAACATAAACACAAACAAAAACACAAACAAAATGGCAAAATTTATTTCGATTAAATCTTCCGCTGCTGGATTAGATAGCGGAGATCTTCTATTTAATGTAGATCAAATTGTTCTTGTAGAAGCTGCTACAGCAACTACAACTACAATGAATTTAACAAGCGCTGCTGCAGGTTTAGATGTTGTTACTGTAACACATACAAGTACAGGTACAACACCTTCAGTTAGAGATGCAATTAACAATGCATTAACCGCAAATCCAGGAGGAGTAAAAGCAAAAGTTAATTTACCTACTGGTATCACCGTAAGTGGTATCGCAGTAGCATAAATTAATTAATTAATCATAAATCCCTGTTAGGTTTCTAGCAGGGTTTTATTAAAACTAAAATATGAAATCTAGAGGCTTAGGTGACGACGTAGAGAAGTTTACAAAAACTTCAGGTATCAAAAAATTAGTTGATAATGTATCAAAAGGTTTAAATATTCCTTGCGGCTGCGCAAGCCGCAGGGATGTTTTAAACAAACTAGTACCTTATAAAAAATAATTATGGCTTTTAAATTAGGAAATCCACCGTATTTTACGGATAATATACCTGTGTACCATGTTGATATGGAAGATGGAGTTGCAGGTAAAGCCAATAATAATGGAACTATTATTGTAAATAAAGATATGGATCCAAGTCAAATAGATGACATTGTAGCCCATGAAAAAATTCATATAGAGCAAATGAAGCGCGGAGATTTAGATTATGATAATGAAAACGTGTATTGGAAAGGTAAGACTTATCCAAGATCTAAAATGAAAGAAGGTGCAAAAAATCTTCCATGGGAAGTTGAAGCATATAAAAGATCATAATGAGTAAAAAGAAATTTAAAGAAACAACTGTTGGCCAACTATTATTTGGAGCGGCTTCTATTATAAATCCTACTTTAGGAAATGTACTGCAAGGTGTAACATCACCAAAAGAAGCAATAGCAGAAATAACAAAATCCGATGCTAGTTCATCTGATAAAATTAAACTGCAACAAATAATATATGATCAACAAAATAAAGAACTAGAAGCTATTACTTCAAGATGGGAAGCAGATTCCATGTCAGATTCTTGGATGAGTAAGAACGTGCGCCCACTAGTATTAGTATGGTGTATAGTTATATTTTCACTAGCTGGAATTTTAGATAGTGTAGAAAGTATAGCATTTCATATAAATAGTACATGGAATGATACTTTCGAGAAGGTCATGATGGCCGTCGTTTTAGCCTATTTTGGCGGACGCACGACTGAAAAGGCAACTAGTATTTATAAACAAAAATAATAATTAACAATAAAAAATAAAAATAAAATGGGATATTTTGGAAATGCTTTAGCTTGGACTAAATCTGATACCATTGATGGTCTTCCAGCTTGGGAGTTCATGAATCAAAGTGGATCTTTAGGTAAATACCTAGCTGGTTCTACAGTGTATGTAGGTGATGGAGCAGGTACTAAAGATGTAAACGTAATTATAGCTGGAACAGTAGGTGCTCAAAATACCGTAGTGACTGTAACGATTTCTGCTGGAGGTACGGGTTATACTGGAGCCACAGGAGTAGCTACTTCTACAACTGGTAATGGAACTGGTTTAACAGTTAATACAACAGATACAGGTGGTGTAATTACTGCTGCAGCTATTAACGCAGCAGGATCAGGTTATAAACTAGGTGATACTGTTACTATTGCTGGAGGTGGTGGTAACGCTACATTAACAATAGATGGTGTAAGAAGTTTATTACCAGTAGTTGGTGATGGGGTATTATTTCAAAACGTAAATAACGGGGATGTATTACCAGTAAGGGTGGATTATATATTAAGTACAAACACTACAGCTGGTGATTTCGTAGTTATGAGAGATGAAACGTAAATTATTTATTTATATGTAACTATATAAATAGAATTATTAATCAAATTAAATTAAAAATTATGTCAAAAGAAAAAGAAGTAAGTAAAATTGAAGATCAAGAATTAAAAACAGTTAAAGAACAAACAGGAAAACTACAGCAATGTATTATGGACTTGGGTTCTTTAGAAGTAAGAAAAACTGAGGTGATGCAGGCTTATGCAGAATTCTTGAAAGAATTAGATGTTACTAAGAAAAACTTAGAAGAAAAATACGGTCAAGTAAATATTAATTTACAAGACGGTTCTTATGAAGAAATAAAAGAAGAAGTAGAAGGTAAAGAAGGTGATAAATAATATTAGAAAAATCAGTATTGGATCTGATTATAAAAATGACGCCATGCATTATGCCTTAGGGCAACAAGTGTATGGTGGTCATACGATTTCTCATATTCTATTTGAAGATACTGATAATTCTTATAATATTTATATCAAAAAAAACAATGAAGTATTACCTTGGAAGAAATTTAATTCTCACATGGCTATATCAGTTGAGTATGATTTAGAATATTAATGAAAAGTTTATATGATTTTATTATAGAACCTTTAGGTGATAAATATAAAAATGAAATTCAAGTAGGATATAAAAAAGTAATAATTAATACTCAAATTGAATCTTGGAAATTCGTTAATAGATTAGCAAAAGTAATTAAAACTCCTTTAGCTTTTAACACTGAAATAAAAAAAGGTGATATAATAGTAGTACATCAAAATATTTTTAGAACTTTTTACGATATGCAGGGAGAGAAGAAAAAAAGTAGATCATGGTTTAAAGATGATTTATATTTTTGTTCTTTAGACCAAGTATATTTATATAAAAATTCTACTGGTTGGCATACTTTTGGTGATAGATGTTTTATTCAACCAATAAAAGATACTAATTCTCTAACATTAGATAAAGAACGTTCCCTAATAGGTATATTAAAATACGGTAATAGTTCTTTAGAAGCGCTAGAAATCAACGAGGGAGACCTAGTTGGTTATACTCCTAACGGGGAATGGGAATTTTTAATAGATAAAGAGCGCTTATATTGTATGAAATCAAATGATATTGTTATAAAGTATGAACACCAAGGAAACGAAGAAAAATATAATCCAAGCTGGGCGCGTAGCAGTTAAAGAATTAATCAAGGTTGCTAAAGAGCCTATTATAGATTTTGGACCAGATATTTCCGCAGATAGATTAAAGAATGCTGCAGCTACTAAAAAACTAGCTATATTCGATGCTTTTGAAATTCTAAATAGAATTGAAGAAGAGAAGAATATGTTAGAAGATAAACCTAAAGAAGTCAAAAAAGAAGTAACCTTTAAAGGCTTTGCAGAAGGGAGGTCTAAGTAATGTATAAACAAGAATTATATAAAATATTACCTGGTTATATTAAACCTAAAATTCTTAAAAGAATGAATAGGTATAAGAAATGGGAGTATGGATATAACGAAGAACACGATGTAATTGTAATATCTAAAACTGGCCAAGTAGGTGAAGTATATGAAATACAAAATCTTAAAATAGCTTTACCTAAAGAAGACAAAGTTCATAAATTTGAAACCAATAGATGGACTAAAACTGAATACCCTAAACCCTTAAGTAAAATAAAAACTGTATTTCATTGGAGAGAATATCCAGAAGACTTTAAAGAAAAGTGGTTTGAATATATTGATGAAGAATTCAAAAGACGAGAAGAAGGATTTTGGTTTTATAACAATGATAAAAAAACTTATTTAACAGGCACACATTATATGTACTTGCAATGGTCTAAAATTGATGTAGGACCACCAGATTTTAGAGAAGCAAATAGGTTATTCTTTATATTCTGGGAAGCATGTAAAGCAGATACACGATGCTACGGCATGTGTTATCTTAAAAACAGACGTTCTGGTTTTTCCTTCATGGCTTCAGGGGAAACCGTAAACTTAGCTACTTTAGCTAGTGATTCAAGATTTGGTATATTATCTAAAACCGGACCAGATGCTAAAAAGATGTTTACTGATAAGGTTGTTCCTATTTCAGTTAACTATCCTTTCTTTTTTAAACCCATCCAAGATGGTATGGATCGACCAAAAACAGAATTAGCTTATAGAGTACCAGCTTCTAAATTTACGAGAAGAAGTATAGAATCAGGAAATGAGGTAACAGAATTAGAGGGATTAGATACAACTATTGACTGGAAAAATACTGGTGATAATAGTTATGATGGTGAAAAACTAAAACTATTAGTACATGATGAATCTGGTAAATGGGAAAGACCAAACAATATTTTAAATAACTGGAGAGTTACAAAAACAACTTTAAGATTAGGTAGTAGGATTATTGGTAAGTGCATGATGGGTTCTACCTCAAACGCATTAGATAAAGGAGGTAGAAACTTTAAAAAATTATATGATGACTCAGATGTTACAAAAAGAAACGCCAATGGACAGACTCGCTCAGGACTATATAGTTTGTTCATACCTATGGAATGGAACTACGAGGGATACATTGATGCTTATGGCATACCTGTATTCGAGACCCCAAAACAAAGTGCTAAAGGACCGCATGGAGCCGATATTAAAATAGGTGTAATAGAATACTGGGACAATGAAGTTGAAGGATTAAAAGACGATCAAGATGGTTTAAATGAATTTTATAGACAATTCCCTAGAACTACTAAACATGCTTTTAGAGATGAATCTAAAGAATCTCTATTTAATTTAACTAAAATATATCAACAAATAGATTATAACGAAGATATTAAAACCTCTTTAAATATAACTAAAGGAAGTTTTCAATGGGAAAATGGAGCACAAGATACTAAAGTAATATTTATACCTAACCCACAAGGAAGATTTATTGTAACATGGGTTCCAGAAATAAATTTGCAAAATCGTAGGTATATAAAAAATGGAGTTAATTATCCTGGTAATGAACATATGGGAGCATTTGGATGTGACCCTTATGATATATCAGGAACAGTTGATCAAAGAGGATCTAA